TTATGCAGCAGTCCTGTTGCTGTGGGGCATCGTTGGGGCAAAGTCGCTTAATTTAGAGCTTAACATGGCGATCTGGTCCAGGTTGTTTTCCTCCATCCACTTCCCGTAAACCTGAAATACCATCTGAGCATCGGCATGCCCCATCTGGTTGGCTATGAAGTTCGGGTTTGCTCCTGCCGAAAGTGACCAGCATGCATAGGTGTGTCTCGACTGATAGGATTTCCGGTGGCGAAGCCCGGCTCTTTTCATTGCAGCATCCCACGAGTTCCCGATGGAGTTAATGGAGAAGTGCTTTCCGTAGTTCCCGGCCCTGGCTGTCAGGGACGGCAGGAAAACAAACGTGCACTTATTGAACTCTTTCTTTCCGTACTCCCTCAGCTTAACAGCTACGTTATGCTCCTGAGAGAGGCGAGTCATTTCATACTGGCTTTTGAATGCCTCGAGTGCAGGCTCGATCAGGTGAACAACCCGGTTAGTGCCCGCATTGGTTTTTGGCAGCGTGAATATCCCCTTCTGCGTCAGGCTTCTTCTGACGGTGATTGTTCCCGCCTTCAGGTCCACATCCTCCCAGGCAAGCCCGCACAGTTCACCCGGCCGCAATCCGGTGTAAACGGCAATAGCCCACAGATTCTTGCTCTGCTGATGGTGGCAGGCGCCAATCAGTCGTGGGAACTCATCTCGGGTGATTGGGTCAGGATCCGGTCGGGACTCTCGCAGAGGAGCCACACCGTTCATTGGTGACTTTGAGATGTAGCCATTTTCAACCGCAAACTGAAAGATACCGAACAACACGGTCATGTAGTTGTTCACAGTAACTGCGGATCGACCCCGCTTCGGAGTTTTATGGCCTTTCTTCATGATTTGAAAACCGGTCAGCAATTCCTTCCGGACTTCCAGTATGCTTTCTTTGGTGATTGAAGAAAGAAGGGTACCAGGCCCAATAATAGCCGTGACATTAGCAATGACTCGCCCATAAGTGTTGAGCGATGATTCAGCCACCTCCATTTCCTTCAGTGCAAGCCATCTTGCGGACAGATCCCCGACTGTTACCTCTTGCCTTGCCTCCCCGAACCGCGCAAGGTTCTGGGAGGAAGGGAACTGCTGGGCATAGTTGAAGGTTCCGGTTTTAATGGCGTAGCAGATCGACGTCCGTAACTCTCCGGCCACTTTTCTGTTTTTGGGGGTGTCAGCCACCCCCAGGCTTTCACGCACTCTGACCCCTTTGTAGATGAACCACAGCCTTAGCGTGCCGCCATGGTTTTCCACTCCTGTTGGGTATTTCATAACGATTCCTCGTTGGTTGATGGTCAGAGTATTTAAGCAGATTGTCGCCGCGGTTTCGCTGAGGCCATACGGTCAATCCAGCGGTCGATCTCATCCAGGTTGTAAAAACACGGGCTGTTATCCCAAGGACTGCAGTCAAAAGAGACGTGTTTGTATTCCTTCCCCTCCAGAAAAGTCTTCTCCCGCGCCTTCTTCAGCGTCCCCTTTTTAATCCCCTTCAGGGCTATCAACTGCTCCTCAGACACCCATTTCCCGGGCGATACCATCATGATTACTTCACTCATACCTTTCTCCACATAAACTGAATGCCGGGGCGAACTGACTATTTCTCCGCACCCGGCACAGCCATCAGCTGTTTTAGGTTGCTCGGTGATATTTCAATATCAGGCGGCTTGGCCTGGTAAAGATCGCAGGCGGCGCATGCCGGTCATCGCCGTGGCCACATAGCTCGCCTTACGGTTCACCACCTCCACCCAGACCTTTACGCCTTCCACCCGCACCGGTACGTCTCTTTCATCCGGCTGCGCCCGTAATCGCCGTAGCGTTCTGCGTGGGCCGCCAGCGCGATCTCGCATGCCTTGCGCGCAAGTGGGGACTGCGTGCTGCGGTTAATCAGTTTCATGGTCAGCCCCTTGTACGCGAAGGAGCATGGCGGCGCGGCAGGCATTCCAGCCGTGATCGAAATCAGAGGTGGTATTGCCGTCATCGTCTCGCTTTTCATCCGGAACTGGCTGCGGTAACTGTGGTGCTGCGTAGAGTGGAATCTCTGTAATTCCGTACTCGTTGATGTCCTCTTGCGACCAATTTCCAAAGCGTTTTTCCAGGCTTGATCGGGCGTCAGTGTGAAGTTTATCGCGGTACATATACGCCACCGGCCCCGTGCCAGCCGTCAGCGCTGCCAGTGCGATTTCCATCAGGCGAAGCAGCTCTGAAGCGCCTACATCAGGCTGAATTTCCAGCGCTGCGCGGAGATATGTAATCTGAGCTTCAGCGTGCTCAATTAACTGCTCTTTGGTTAATTCCATGATTTAATCTCCGGCATTTGATACAAAGCCACTATGTGATATTCATCACTAACCACGCCGCGTGGTCCGTCTCCGCCGCCCATTTCCTCATTCAGAAAATCAACCTCTGAATCAAGCGCCGTAGCTTCCCGAGATACGCAATTTTCATCAAAGTGCGGATCTCCATCAGGGTCTGCAATGCCGTACATAAATGGCTTAGCGGTCAGTGCTGCCAGCGCGATTTCAAATATCGCCTTTTCTTTATCGGCTATCTCCACGCCCGGAAAACGCTCGGCGTGCTCGATACATCCCTTAACGTATTCAACCAACTGCTCTTTTGTGAATTTGCTCATGTCGTTACCGGGAGGGCGAACCCTCCCGCCTCCCTTAGGCCACGTATTCCGGTTTCATATCCGCCAGGGTGATGCTGAACTTATCGTGCAGTTCTTCGCCCAGGTGTCGTTTGGCCGACGCCAGCACGCGCTCGGCTTCTGCGAACCGCTCAGCGGCATCCGCTTCTTCGGGCTGAGGCAGGGAGTTAATCGCCGCCTCGACCTTGTTGCGCGCATCCACCAGGTAGTAACGCTTCACGGCTTTGTTCTTCAGCTCAGTGAACAAGGTGGAGCCCAGGGTGTTCTTGGCGCTTTCGATATCGGCGCGTACTGCTTTGGCGTTATCCACATCCTGAGCAGCTTCAATGCGATCCCGGAACTCATCGGCCATAGCATCGATGTTGGCGGCCGATTCCTGCGCGCTGTGAGTCGTTGTTACACTGTCACCTTTGATGTCAGCCAGGCTCACGCGCTGGGCGGGGGCCGGGTTGATCTCTTTCTCTGCGCGCGGCTCCACCTCATCTGGGGTGTACACGCCCAGAACGACCGCAGGGCAGTACAGACGCGCCCAGTATTTAAGGGCCAGATACGCGATCTGCTGCTTCGGATTCGATACCCACAGTGGAGAGTTACGAGTAATCACGCTGGACAGGAACACCGGTTCGCCCCAGGTAATCTCACTTTCGCCGCGAATGACGGCACCCACACGAACCGAAAGGCCCTGTTCGTCAGCACTGGTCCAGCCGCGCACCATTTCTTTCTTGTCGTACGTCCCGCCGCCTTTCGCTGGCTTCTTCACGATCTCTTCGCGCATGCTGGCGCATTTCGACCAATCGCCCTCGTACTCATAGTGGAATCGGCCCACAATGGCGTTTGAACTGGAGATCACCGCGTTTACCAGCTGCGCCTCGTAGCCCAGCACGCCGTTGACCAGGTGCGTTTTCTGCGCCACCGCGTATGGGTTCATCCCCCACTGCATAGCCTGCATGATGATGGCCATGCAGTCGGCTGGGTTGCCGCGAAGATGTTCAGGAACCGTTACGGCTGCCTGGGCCATTAAACCGGCAACGGCCTGCAGCTGGGTTAATGCCTGCACGTTGAAGATGGCGTTGCTGGCAGAGATAGTGTTTGGAGCCTGCTGCTCCGCAGTTACGATATTCATGTTTTCCATCGTCATTCCCCTTATGCCTGAGTACGCAGCGCTTCAAGGCGTCGCAGGTCGAAGTCGTTCAGTTCGTCGGTGTAGTCTTCGGTGATCGGCGCTGGCCATTCGCCAGTGTCGAACGCGTTTCCGATGCGGTTCATCGTCTGGCGATACTCGAGCATGCCCAGCTCAATCAGTTCCGCGCTGGCCTCGACGATGGCGATCCAGTGGTAACCCTCGTCTTTGTTGACGAAAATCCAGAAGAACTGGTCCAGCGCCGCGGTGTTCATGTACATGGCCGCGCTGAGGTGATAATCGCGGTCGATGATTTCGCGGTGGAGGCGGGCGCGCAGGCCGGACTGCTTCACGTTCCACATGCTGATGGTTTTCAGGTCGGCGCCCACGCGCACCATATCGAACAGGATCTCGATATCTGGACGAACGCGGATTTCCAGCCCGGTCTCTTCGTCGATACCGAAATAGCTCGTCTCGACAGCGCGATCAGGGTGCAGCAGCAGTTTCCCGGCGGTCGGGTGTTCGAGCAGCGCTTTCTGAATGGCCAGCGCCGTTTCCATCTGCTGGTGGGTCACCAGAATCTTGTCGCCCGGGTTCTCGCGCCACGCATCCAGCAGTTCGTCAGCAAATACCGCATCCGGCTTAACGGACTTCACCGCCAGGATCATCTCTGCTTTGGTGCCGGACACTTTCAGCGGTGCTGGTTTCTGCGCTTCCTGCGCCACCAGGTCAGGGTTGATGATCGCCAGCTGCTCCAGCAGCGCGTCGCGGCTGCCGCTGGTTTTCACCGGCGCGGGTAGAGTGGCGTTATATTCTTTGATGCATGCCTTCATGGCAGTGGCGGTGAAGTTCTTATCGTCACCAACAATGCGTTTGAATTCGGCGGGCAACTCAAGATACGCCAGGCCAATTGCATCTTTGTCACCGCCCATCGGCACCTGCGCGGGCAGGGAGGCGTTGTGCTCTTCCAGCAGCGCTTTGATATCGTCAGCGCTCAGCAGCGCCGGCAGGCTGGCGTTGTGTTCGTCGATAAAGGCGCGCAGGGTTGCCGCGGTGGTAAAGGCCCCTTCCGGGATCACCGGTTCCACGCTGAACTCTTCCTCGAGGTTTTCTGGCTGCAGCGCCAGCGCATGCACCAGGTTGCCCATATCCAGCACCTTGGAACCTTCGCGCGGTATGGTTTTAGCAACGTGGCGCGCGTTGAAGTACATCAGGCTGACGCGGGCATCCTTCACCTGCGTGCTGCTGATCCCGTTCGCTGCGTGATACACGTTATTCGGCAGGCCCTCATAGCGGCCCGGTTCGAAGTATGCAGGGAACTCCACATCTGGGATTGATTCCTGAGGTTCACTTTCCGCCGCTGCTGGCTCGACTTCCAGCTGCGTGGCGTTCGCCAACTCCGGCGCCGCGGCGGCCAGAATCTCTGCTGTGCTCAGGGCATCTGTTTGCGGATCAGTTGCATCAGCGCTTTCGCCTGATTGAACCGCGTTACCAGCTTCTCCTTTCGCCGGGTCAGTCTCTTCCATCTGCACATCGCTGGTGGTCTCCTCATTTACTGTTGACCGGTCATCATTTTCTGGTTGGTTTTCGTTCATCAGGCCTTCGATGGAGTACATGCCTCCGCCGAGGTTCGCGACCTGTGGCTGGCTGGTGGTGGTCAGGTCTTCTTTAACCCACTTCGGATCGTCTGGGTCGCTGATGCCTTCCACATATTCGCCGCGGTCGGCCGCCAGTTGCTCATCAACAAATTGGCTATCAATTTCAGGTTCAACTGGTGCAGGCAGTGGCAGCAATTCAACGGCAGCATTAAATTCAGCCGTCATCGTCCGGTTCACGAACTCCAGATGCGCAGCAGGAGTCAGGTGGATATTCTCTGGCGCGATGCGTACCAGGTTGAAGATGGCTGTGCGGTTCACTGCCAGAATGCCGGGCTGGTTGCGCAGAATTTTGCTCCACGATTTCCATGGCTCTTCTTTTTTCTCGATGATTTCTTTGGCGCGGCGCGCGATGGCGCCGGGGATTTCTCGATAGTTGAAATCCATCGGCAGCAGAGCGCAGGCAATCTCGGAATCGAGAGTGTCCAGTGTGTGATACGTGCCTTCTCCACGGTCAGTTACGTACCCGCCGTCGGCATTAGTGCCAGCGTCGGTGCGCTGCACGTGATTGATGCGGTTGCCGGCGGCCCATTCGCGCGTAAGGATCCCACGGTCGATATATGGGGTGGCTACCCAGGCTTTAGTGAACTGCAGCAGCAGCGCCAGCTCATGGCGTTTATCCATGCTGAACACCTTGCGAATGGCATTGGTATAGCGCCACAGGTCTTTGGTATCGAAAGCCTTAACCTCTGCGCAGCTTTCAGCAGCGAGCAGCAGATCCTGGACATAGCTATTGTCGGTATCACACTCCAGCGCATGCAGCTCCGCATGTTCGCCGCGGGTGACATGATGGCGCAGTTCGTCCACTGTCAGTTGAGCCAGCAGTTGTTGACGGAATGGCAGTTTGCAAACCGCATAACGAGTGAATTCATCACCGCCTTTGAGGACCCTCAGTCCATTCTCATACCAGTAATCTGGTTCATCCTTGGCCGGGAGCTTTCCACTTTTCCAGTCCTCAACCAGCTGATTGCGATCGCCTGCTTCAGCTTTAATCCAGCCCGACATGAAGGCGGCCAGCTGCGCGGGTTCGTGCTCTTTGTCCTGCGGGAAAACTTCTTTGACGGCCTGCACCAGTTTCCACTCGGCATGCAGGCTGAGCTCGCCAATATCAGCAACGTCATTTTTGGCCTGCAGCAGGTTCTGGAAGTAAACATTTCCCTCATCAAACGCCAGTTCGTTGGCAACGATCTGCTGTTCCTGGCTGATCTCAGAATGGTATTTGTCTCCCAGCAGATGGACGGCGAAGCGGATAGCCGGGGTGCGATTTTCAAGCAGAGAGGTGCTGCCAGCGTTTGCGGTATCAGTGGTGGTTACCGGCGCGGCAGGCAGATCCGCATCGTTAGGGGTGCTAGCCGGGGCAAGGACCGGTTCGTCCTGAGGCTTGGCATCGGGGATCACGTTCCAGGTGCGCTGGTCGTCGGCCAGGGTGTAGCGTTCGCACCAGGTGTAATCGATGGTGCTTTCTTCGGGCAGGTCGTTAACAACAGGCATGTCGGTGCGTACAGGCTTGGCGTAGTCTTTACCGCGGCCTGTTTCGATGCCAGCTTCTTCCAGCTCAACATCGAGCGTCAGGGCGGCGCGGGCTTCGCTTTTCGCAGTGAACCAAATCACTGCATCTTGCTTGCCGGATTTCTGAGTGGCCTTAACCACGTAGAAAAATTCCATGTCAGATCCTCATTTTTGGATGTAAGATCCCCGGGCCAGAGATTGCGCCCATTGGGTGTGTTTTTGGTTTTGGTATTAATTCCGGTGTAACTTTGGTCGGTGGCACCGGACGTAGACCCCGCCTTGCGCGGGTTTTACGTTAGGCTTCGTGGGCCATCTGGTCGTACGAAGCGCAACGCACAGAACAGTAATCACGTTGTTCGCGCGCCAGCTGGGCGCCGCGGATGAAGAGCAATTCGTTTTTAACTTCTTTCCCTTGCTCGATTGGTTTGCGGCAGTAAGCGCATTCTTTCGAGTTACACATCAGGATTCCCCTTCTGTGCCAAGAGGTAGCAGATGCGGCGAACAATCACACCCATCCAGTTCAGTTTTACGGCCTGCTGCCGTACCGGTTTACGTGCGTAGTCAATCATGGTCACCCTCATTTGCCCTTGTCGCCAGGCTGGCGGAACGTTTCTTTAACCTGATGCGCGTTAATCACTCCACCTCATCCGACTATTCGTATGCCGTCGGCGGCTACTTCGTGGGCTCCATGCCTGGGTGGTTCGTGGTGCGTCTTGGTGAGTTAGATTAAATCACTGGTTTATATCTGTGTCAACTCAAGGTTAATGTTAATTGTAAATCTGAGGTTTACATGGCTGGTTTTTGTGACGCGTCTGCCGAATCGCAGGCAAAAAAAATCCCGATGCTAAGGTCGGGATCAGGGAGTTCGGAGTGGAAAATGGCGGTGAAGCTGGTGGAAGAGGGTATAAAAAACCCGGCGCGATGGCCGGGTTATTTGTGGAAGAATATTTCCAGTATCTTAGGTATTGCCGGTATAAGTTGCGCGAAAACTACTGCGCCAACAACCCATAAGATAATTGAATTCTTTGCGTCGCTTACATCTGTCTTTGTTGCATAGTTAGAACGCATAACTGCAATGTCGGTTTTCATCTGCTGGACATCTTTTTCAAGATCCTTAACTCTTTGCAGCATATCGCTACCTCCACCGTTTCCATCACCATGCTCAATAGTATGAGGATAATGTTCGAGTTCATCAATGGGTAGCCCTGTAGTAATGTTCACAGCCTGAACCATCAATCGGTCTCCTGGGGAGTCATGGTGTTAGAAAGCCAATTTTTCGCAATTACAAAATGCGCGTCATGATGGTCTATCAGGTGGCCATCAAATTTATCTTCAACCCTACCTGAATAAAGATTTACCCTAATAGTGTACAAACCTTCGCTATGTATATTTATATTTTCCAAGTAAGCAGTAGAAATTGCTACAAAATCATCACGATCGGAAACAGATGTCCCAAATAATTGACTGTCTATCGCGGGCCTCCCGTCGGGTAGAAGCGACTTACCCTCGTGCAACACGTCAATAGTAAAGCTGTAAGCTCTTCGGCTATTTAAAATCAACCCTGCTGATACATAAAAACTTAATTTGGCTGGGAAATCATTAATTTTCCAGCCAACATCAGGCATGAAAGGCCCATGAGCAACCATTCCTGACCTGATAAAAGTTGGGTATGCAAAAGATATCTTAGGGTGGTCATTTGCTTTCATTATCGTTGCCTAATTGAGTAAACTCTTTACCTGCTATGCGCCGATCAGAACACCTTAATCACCCTGCGACCTGATCCGCCCTTTCATATACCTCTCATACAACTCGTCCAACTCCTTCAGGCGAATAGCGAATATGCGGAGCATGTTCTGTTGCTCTTCTTCCGGCAATTGGCGGTAGAGCTCAAGCAGGCGCTGTTCATCCGGCTTAAGACCATCTTTCTCTCCAACGTCCTCACCGAGCAGCCAGGCGACAGAAATGCCAACAGCGTCAGCTATGGCCAGTGCCGATTTCTTACTAATCACGCCTTTTTTGAACCAGCCATTTACGGCCTGAGGGGTGACTCCAGCTATTCGTGCCATATCTGCTTTGGTAACGCCACGATCAGTGATCTCAGTAAGGCGTTCTACCAGAACGAGGTTGGGTTCTTCTTTTCTCATAGGGTCATTGTAAATATTTGGTTTATACACACAATAAATCCAAAGTTTGCATGAAGTATAAATCTGTGGTTTACTTCTGCTATCAATAAGCAGGAGAAGCACATGTCCGCATTAGACAAAGCAATCAAAGCCGCTGGCTCAGCCAGGAAGCTCGGCCTGGCGCTTGGTGTGACGAGTATGTCCGTGAGTCACTGGAAAAATCGTGATCATGGAATCGTCCCGCCAAATTACATCTTTTCCATCTTCAATCTGACTGGTGTAACTCCGCACGAGCTACGTCCGGATCTCTATCCAAACCCGACTGATGGGCTACCAAAGTAAGGAATGTAACTATGCAATCACTTACGTATCAAGAGAGTAACGGGTTCAATCCAGCAGCGCTGATAAATCGCGCTCAACCAAAACCGGGCGTCAGCTGTGGCGCCCTCCGTGATGCCGTTCGCGCCTGGTCAGCGGTGGCCGGGCAGGACGTTGTAACGGCCCTGATCGTTGAAGAGTGGCACCGGAGTGGTGGCGAGGGTATCGACTTTCCGGCAGATCACAGCCGTGCCCGGCAGAAGCTGTTCCGCTTCCTGGATAACCGCTTCGACTCCGAACAATACCGCGAGAACGTCCAACAACTGGCTCCGGCAATTATTGCCGTTCTGCCGCTGGAGTTCCGCACGCATCTGATCGGCGGCGAATGCAAACTGACGCGCTTGGCGAAAGCCGAGAAAGAGGTCGCAGAGGCAAAGCAGGTGGTAATGCTGGATGCGCCAGAACATCAAAAGCTGAAAGAGGTTAGTGAGGGTATAGCGTCGTTGTTCAAGCTCATGCCGGAGCAGGTAGGGCCGCTGATGACCATGGTGACTTCAATGCTGGGGGTCGTGTGAAGAAGACTAAAAAGGCGAAAGCCCCTCTGCGCGAACAGAAAGGGCTCTCTGGTGCAACAAACGTCAGTCAATTGCGGAGATAAGTATGTCAAATACCGCTGAAATATTCAAATTTCCCACGCAAGAGGGGAAGCAGGAGAGTCGCATGGCTGAGCTGGAGAATGGCTATTTACGTTTAGCCAACCAGATTCAGGATGCCCTGTGTATCGTCGAACTATCAGGACGTGAATTCCGCGTGCTGAACGCTATCGTTCGTCTGACCTATGGCTGGTCCAAAAAGTCAGACAGGATTGCCAACAGCCTCATTGCCGACAAAACGACGCTGAAGGTCAAGCACGTTTCCGAAGCCGTGCTGAGCCTCGCCTATCGGAACATCATCATCCTGCGCCGTATTGGGCAAACCAGATACATAGGGATTAATACCCACCTGGATAAATGGGCTTACGCCAAGCCGAATTGCACGAAGTGTCCAGCGGCTTTCCCTGCTGCTGAAGTTGTCACATGGGTTATCACCATCCCTGAATTCAGGGATAGCAATTTTACCCCTTCAACCATCCCTGAAAACGGGGATAACCATCCCCAAAAACAGGGAAAGGGATCCCTGAAAACAGGGAACACAAAAGACATTCTTCCAAAGACAAATATAAATACAGATCTAACCCAACCCAAACCCTTCCCTGCCGGAAGGGATTTTCGGGATTACGTTGCTGGAGTGCTTGAGGGGAAATTATCGGGCGATTCAGCATTGGAATTTCACGATTCAGCGATCGCCACCTTGCAAGCTGCCGGTTTGGATGTTCACCGCGAGTATCCGGTTCCTGAACGCGGTGACGGGCGTGAAGGGAGGATTGATATCGTCGTGACTGATGGGAATGGAACTCGGTGTGGTATCGAGCTTGATCGAATTTCCCCTCGACAAAAATCACTACTGAAACTTGGCGCAGTCGAGTCGGGCATTTGCGTTTTACGACGTGGCGACATCGCAAGGCGTACTGAGCAGGGCGTTCTGATAATCGGCGGGTCTGTATCTGCCAAAAAAGATCGGGCGGCAAGATTTGACCCGTTGAGTATCCCGGTTCCTGAATGGCTGGACGCGTCGTCCTGGAGTGAGTGGGTCGCCTATCGCCAGCAGTCTGGCAAAGCCATTAAAACCGAGCTGACTGTCACCAAGGCGTTCAGCCTGCTGAAACAGTGTCTGGACGAAGGTCACGATCCGGTAGCCGTAATCAACGCCAGCATCGCCAACGGGTACCAGGGACTGTTCAAGCCAAAATTCGGCCTGAGCAGCCGCAATGCGGGGCGGGATGTGAACCGCATTTCTCAACCAGACAAGAAAATCCCAACGGGTTTCAGGGGGTAGCGATGAAAAGCTTAATCGGAACTGTCAGCGCACTTGAGCGCCTGAAGAAGTTCATCCCGGCCAGCGTACAGCCGAAATTTAACAGCGTCGAAGAGTGGCAGGCATGGCAGGAAGCTGAGGGCCGCAAGCGTTCTGAGGAGATCGACAAGCAGAACCAGCGTGCGCGCTCGGAGAAGATTTTTGGTCGTGCCGGCATCCAGGCTCTGCACCGCAGCTGCTCGTTCGCAAATTACCAGATTTCGAGCCCAGAGCAGCGCAAGGCGTACAGCATGGCGAAGAGCTACGCGCAGAATTTTGGCGGCGGTGGATTCGCAAGCTTCGTCTTCAGCGGCGCGCCGGGGACCGGAAAGAACCATCTGGCGGCGGCGATCGGTAATTTCCTGCTGGCCGCTGGCCACTCCGTTCTGGTGGTTACCATCCCTGACCTGATGCTCCGCGTCCGCGAATGTTACGACGACGGGCAGTCCGAATCGTCGCTGCTGAATGACCTCTGCAACGTCGATCTGCTGGTGCTGGACGAAGTAGGGATTCAGCGCGGCAGCAGCGGCGAGAAGGTGATCATCAATCAGGTCATCGACCGCCGTCTATCTGCCATGAAGCCAGTTGGCATCCTGAGCAACCTGAATTACGAAGAGCTGGTTGTCACACTCGGTGCGCGAGTCGTAGACCGCCTCCGTATGGATGGCGGCATCTGGGTCAACTTCGACTGGGCAAGCTACCGCGGGAACGTGTCACACCTGCGGACCGTGAAGTGAGAAGGGGGTGAGTATGCCAAGACCAAAAACACCTAAGGAACGCACACTGTTCATCGCCTGGATTATCGAGCTGGTGAAAACGCATGGCCGCGCAACGACCAACGATGTCGCCGCCATGTTTGGTCTACATCGCAACACCGCAGAGAAGTACATTCGGGCTGCCATAGAGCAGGGCCATCTTATCCGCCACGGCCGCAGCGGCGTCTTCCGCGATCAGCGGGCAATTATCGACTTTGACATGGAACGTTACACGCATCGAGGAGCATCACATGAGTGATTCACTGAACAACAAAGAGCTGGTGGCCGTTGGTCATCAGTTTGCGAAGGCGATGAGTACCGACACGCCATTCATCGATATGGCGAAGATTGTATCGCGCCTGGCCGAACGGCTGGACTGCACCACCGCGGCGCTGCGCGAAACTCAGAAGCAGCGGGATGCGCTGGGTGCCGAGAACGCGGCGCTTAAAAAAGCCGAACCTGCACCGTTCAGTAAGTTGATGATGGAGGCTCTTGACGCTTATCAGTCTGGCGCTGATGAAGTGCCAGAACTGGCGATGCTGAGCGCATACACAAAACTGCGAGATGGCATCAAAACCCCGGCCACCGACGCCTTCCTGGCTGAATTGCGTGCACAAGGAGCTGATGCTGTGGCTGACCAGCATCGACGGAAATATGAAGAACTCAAGCCGATAAACGTGTTTTTCGCCAACGAGCACATGGGGGCGCAGGAGGTCGCTGAATTTGTCGCCGCCCACCTTCGCCAGGAGGCAGCCAAATGAGCAACGCTATCGACGCGCACCTGATCGATGAGGTAATCAATGCCGCTTTCGAAAATACCAACTTCGGGCGCACTGACTTCCGAACTATCCTGGCTGAAACGGTCATGAAACGTGCTGCCGGATATCATTCAGGATGGACTGCAACAACTATCTGCAGTCGCCTTGGGCTGCTTGGCAAGCAAGAGCGCCCGACAAAGCTGGGTCTAACGTTCGCTTTTCATCACTACTACAAACCATGCGTTCGTGAAGCGCTGATGCCAGTTCAGGAGGCAGCCCAATGATCATAAACAAACAGGCTACCGAATTACTGATCGCAAATGGTCAGCTGGTTGCCGATACGCTCCGCCACTTAGCGGATAACGAAATCGACTCTGATTATTTCGCCATTGTGTCCGAGAGCGAAAACAGCACAGAGATTGAGCATGAACTGGCCATCACCGATTACGCGCTTCAGGCCGCCGGGACTGTTGATGAACTGGTGAAAGCGTTGGAAGCCGCAGAGAAGCGGATCGCTGAACATCTGGCAGCACGCTCGCGAGCCATGACTCTGCTGTCTGATGCCACCCCAGAAACGGCATGGGAGACCATTGGCCGCCTGAAAGTGGTTATCAGTGGCGATTATCGCAGCCAGGCAGAGATTTACGCTGCTGGCATCAGCATCAAGGGGGAGTGATGGCAGAGCAGACTATTTTAGACGTGTGCTGCGGCTCCCGTATGTTCTGGTTCGATAAGCAGGATCAGCGCGCCGTATTCAGCGACATCCGCGCCGAGGAGCACACCCTTTGTGATGGACGCCATCTGGTCATCAGTCCGGATGTGATCGCCGACTTCCGTGCGCTGCCGTTCGCTGACAACACTTTCCCTGTGGTGGTGTTCGACCCGCCACATCTTGAACGTGTTGGTGACGATGCCTGGATGGGTAAGAAATACGGAAGGCTGAACAAAGATACCTGGCGCGACGACCTGCGCGCCGGGTTCAAAGAGTCGTTTCGCGTATTGCGGCCACACGGCGTTCTCATCTTCAAATGGAACGAAACGCAGATCCCTGTTAGCCAGGTTCTGGCGCTGACAGGCGTTAAGCCAATCATCGGCCAGCGCACCGGAAAGAATGACAAAACCCACTGGATTATCTTTTTAAAGGACTAATCCATGACAATTAATAATCATGCAGAACATGGTATTGTAAAACGCCCTCGCCAGCACCAGTTACGAGAAACATTAAGCATATCAGCACAAAGCGATGGCGGAAATTCCGGCTAATTAATGGTTGATGTTATTAATATTATCAATAAGTTACTGGCGGGGTAGGAATGAGGAATCTAGATGAGCAAGTAATCTAGCAATTCAACGATTTTAACATATGATAAAAGCCATCGTCATGAGATGGTTTTTATCTTGTTCTTGAGATAAAAATATGGGCTACAAGTTATTCATCTAAAAAGATAATCGAGTTATTAACGTGACAACAAAAAATAGGTATGGGCTTTCTAGGCGTGTTCCTGCAGATGTTAAACGAGTGATCAGACAAAGATGTGGATTTGGTTGCGTGATCTGCGGTTTCGGTTTTTACGAGTACGAGCACTTCGATCCCGATTTCGCAGATGCTACTGAGCATAACCCTACGGGAATGACATTGTTATGCTCGCAATGTAACCAGAAACGAGCGAGAGGAAGACTATCCGCTGAAAGTGTTGCCTTAGCTAATATTAATCCTAAATGCCTTGAACAAGGTTTTGCAAATGAACTTTTTGATTTTCATAGCGAACCATTGGAGATAATTTTCGGGGGAATGGAGTTTTATAACTGCAAGCACCTGATAGTTGTCAATGAGCGTCCTATCTTGACCGTTCAACCCTCTCCAATGCCAAACTCTCCAATGTTACTCTCTGGAGTATTTTGCGATGAACTGGGAAGGGATATGTTAAAGATCGAAGAGAATGAATGGTCAGTAAAGTCAGATAATTGGGACGTGGACATTGAGGGGCCGAGAATAATCATTAGAAGTGCCCCCCGTCAGATCTCGCTTGTTTTGAAGATGAATCCTCCAAAGGGAATAATTGTAGAGCGATTGGATATGACTTTTGAAGGGGTAAGGTTCAAAGGAGATGAGCAGACGCTGAAATTTACTATGGATGGAAATTATTGGCATAAATGGTCAGGTTGTTCGGTGAGGAACGGCTATGTAGGTATAGCCATTGAAACTAGACCCAGGGCAGCAAATGACCCCGTGTATATTTTTTAA